ATAAGGTCTACCTCTTCAGGTTTTAACCTCATGCGGTTGTAACTATCGGGCTTATTCATTCTTAAACACGCTAAAGCACAAAGGCAATACCGCAATAAAAGATAGTAATACGTTGTACTCGGTTAGTCCGTTGGTCGCCATATCGGTAACGCTTGCCGTTACAAGTACACCCGATACGCTACGCTTGGCACTCCATTTTTTATTACGTTGTCCCTCTTTAAATACGTCCGCTACTTTACCTATATTTTTAAGTAGCGGGTGCATTATTTAAGGCGATCTTTTACAAAGTAATTAATAACCTTATCTAATAAAGCAAATACTTTGTTATCTTTTTCAGTTGGTGTAAGGTTTACTACAATTTTAGCAAACGCTAGCAAGCCAATAATAAGCTCGCCCCAATTATTACTAATAAATTCAATCATTGTATATATCTAAACAAATGAAACAAAAAGGCATATATATAAAATGCCCGCTACCGTCTTGGTATCTTTGAGAGTATACCCCTAAGAGTATACCCGTATAAAATCCTATTGAAATTTCCCACCCCAT